AGTTTGATGGCAAGGCATTAGCGATGCTTTATCTTTGCAATCAAATGGTTAGACCACCCATCCATCGCTATGAATACGCTATGTTTTGCTATGCGGTTGACGCTTTGTTGACATCTAAGCATCAACGAAATTAGTAGTTTTTAAATATCTATAAACCACACAAGACCTACATTTAAAACATATTTTTTCCTGATATAGGCAGATGATCCCTCTTAACTACCAAATAGCTGATAATTTTTTGATTATTGGATTGCTAGTTACTCTTAGACACGCGTCATTTTCTTTAGTGATCAGCGGACTACTTTCCCACATAATTTATCTTGAAAACAAATAAAATATCTGTATCAGATAAATCTCAGCCATATCACCAACACGGCATAAAGTCACTAATCCAATAAGAGGTTCTTATATTGCGTAGGCAAAACTGCGTACTCCCCCCACCCTGGTCTTTCTACGCACAACCCAATACCATTCCTCGTTATTGCCCCCCAAAAAATTACAATCTTATCTTGCGATTGATCATTAATCCCCTTCCTTTCTTGTTCAGATCTAACCGCCTTTATATGAAAATCTATAGCTCGTCGATGGCAGTACAGCTTCGTCATCCGTAGATTCCAATCTGCCGCTCCCATGGCCGTAGATGATTCAACTATCCCCCAGTACAGTCTTGGGGTTTCATCTACATCTTGGACACTCCGAATATCAATAAGTAGCGACTGAAGTAAAAAAGCGGATGAAGATCCCGGCAACAAATAATATTTATATAAATTTCGATCAAAACCCCTACATATGCCTGCTACCGTTGTAATTTTACTAGGAACTTCGAAACTTTCGCCATTGTGACTACTAAGAGGTACTGCGACAGTTGGTCCAGCTTGATCTACATGAACATCATCATAAATTTGGTTTTCGTCTGGAACGACCTGTTCAGGAGAATCCATAACAAACGAATCTATAATTGCAAGCTCCCCGCTTTCTATTGCTTGCCGTGCTAGCTCAACATTAGGATATAACTTTCCAGTGGTCTGCTTTGTACGAAGGGGGCAGTCAACTTCCACATATCTCGGTAAGTGGTTATAACGCGCTGACCGGTTATTAGAAAATAATGCCTTTTCCTTTGGCGATCTAGATAGATTTGTAAAACAAACAGGGCAGTATATATGACTTCCCATTACTTCCTGGTACTCACTCGGAAGAACACGCTGAGCGTGTTGCACTAAAACATTTTCATCACCTTCCTCAAAGGACCAACCTTCCATATAGAGCGCATATTCAATCCGATTCGCCATCTATCTATGTATCCTTATTAAAATTCGAGATTTTCAAAAATTAATTAACGCACTGCATATACAGAAAAAATAACGTAGTAAGTATTCGTAATTGCAGCTATAGCGTAGCGGTACTATGGGGCCTTGCCCCAAACCCCACATTCGCCATGTGGCAGAGTTACAGGGTCAAAAACCCTGCAACCCAACCTAAAGCGTGTTTTATCAGGGAATAATGTCAAGGATGCGCTTCGCCGGGTACTCACCCGGTCCCGGCAAGCCGGGCTGCAGCTTCTGTGCCCGTCCTTGACATAGAAAAGACTGCCTCAGAGTAGAGATTTGATGACGCAGCTTAGCTAGCCAGGTAGAGAATCTGCCACCATTTAAGCCTCAGCAGAGACTGAGCACTACACCAAAAATCCTAACTGGTTCTCTTCTTGGCTTGCCGATAGAGGCGGTTTATGAGCTCTTGAAAATCAATTTCACCAGCAATAAATCTCTCTGACTCAAGCAATGCGCCTTCTGGAACAGAAAATCCCTCAAGCCGCACTGAGGCCCGGGCAGAATCAGCAGCGGCTCTACGTTCGGGCTGGCCAGAGCTCATAAGAAACCCATATTTTCAATTATTTCCCTAGGTCGCTTAAATCTGACGGTTTAAGAACCTCTAGCTCAGTGTAAGTATTTCTGCTAGCACTAGTTTCAAGTGCTGTTTTCGCCTTAGTAGCATTAATACAATTATCTGATACAGCCGCTTTCGCACCCATTTCATTCCGACACTTCTCAAGCATCTCCTTACGTTCAACATCATGGTTTTTATAATAATCAACCGTCTGTGTTGCTTCGCTTTTTCCACAAGCAGTGAGAACTACTGACGCAAATACTACCGTAGAAACTAGAGATTTTTTCATTTCAAAAGCCGTCGTTCTAAAATATGCAGGGTTAATTTCAACGACAATTCTCCCTGCTTAAGCGTAGGCGGTCAACTCACACCAAACCCTTGGTCATGACCAAGAATCACAAGTCAGATCCTGGCACTCGTTGCACCTGAAGCACCAAAAGAATTTCACTACTTGATTGTTCATATCCTGTCGTGTGGAGAAATCGCGGCAAAAAGCTAAGGCCGTCTCGGGTGTTAGTGTCCTTACTTTCAGTAAGCCCACCCAACACTATGACATCCCCATCTTCCATACCTACTTTGGTTTTTAGTTCTCGCTTCGTTAGCGTTGGGGAATTATTAACCCCCGTGGTTGTTTTCACAAAGTTAGAAAGCTGTTGGGTGATATCCAAATCAATGATGCTTTCTTTTACAACGGGCCGAACATCAAAAATCACGCCGGAACTACGATATTCAACGGACTGAACAGCCTGACCTGCCCCTTGTGGGTATGACAGTGCGCCTAGTACAGGCACCTCCTGGCCCACTGAAAAAACACCTTGAGAACCGGACTGGATACGAAGAGCAGGTGACGACACCACCTTAAAACGACTATCACTGGACAACATGGAATAAACAGCATCCAGGCTGGTGTTTTTGATCTGAATAAAGTTACCCAAATTTGTAGCAGTGGAGCCTATACCAATACCTACATGCCCTCCAAGTAAGTTCGCCAGCAGTCCAAATGCTGAGCCTTGCCGGTCACTGTTGCTCACCTCATATACCAAGCCCCGTACTGCCACTTCGCCAACGCGCTGGTCGACTTGAGGCAGCAATTCACGTAAACGTTGAATTTCTTCTTCGGCACCTGCAAACACCAATACATCCGAAGACTGATCAATCAATGAGGCAGCCGAAGATGCTGACACTTCACTCTTAGGACTGGCTTCAGGCGTAGCCTTACACTGCGGTTTGTAACGAATGACCCTTTGAACAACGGTGTCAGAGTCCGCGATAGATAAGACACTTCGCGGTATCGTGGCTGATAAATGTAGATGTGCTCAGCTTGAATAGGAGGCTCACCCTCAACACGTTTACGCACAAAATCCACGCCAGATTTTCGTTCTACCGTGTAGCCCAGGCTGTCTAAAAAATACTGCATAAAAAGCGGAAACTTGCCCTGATTGTCTGTATACCTGAAGGAAATTAGTCGCTCATCCTCAAGAACATCTGGAGCGAGCACATAAGGGGTATTGGTAGACTCTCGATAAATAAGCTGCACTGTTTCAGCGATGCTTGCGCCTTGCAAATCAAGGTTAACCAACTTGGCTTGAGCAGTCCCAGTTAGAGCCAAAGATAAGAGTGATGCCAGGATTCGAAGTTTCATTTATTGGCCTTTAGATGTGGGTTTACTGCCGGTCCAGGAGGTGATGCGTTCGCCATCAACCTCACCAATCGTTGCTGAGCCACTATTTTGAAAGTTGGAAGGATGCTCAAGCCGTATACGACCATCGTTAGACTGGATAACCGTGTAGACCGTTTTACCTGACTGCATGGTGCCAACCAGCCGCCAGGACGCGGACATAGCTTGTCGGGGTTGGGCGCGCTCTACCTGTGTGGAAGCAGGCAACGCTGAATCTGTCTTGAAATCACCGTAAGCAATTGATGTGGTTGCATTATTAATTTTCGTTCCACCACCAAAAAAACCTATTAACGTATAGATACTGAAGCTAAATACGCTAATGACCACAATGGCCAAAATCCACAGCTTCGGACTTTTCAAGACGTTCTGGCGACCATCAACTTGCAGCTCCTTGCCTGCCCCACCCGTATAGCTGCTATAGAGTGGGAAAATTTGTGCGTTATATCGCTTGTTCTCAACGGCTACACGACCTCTCTGCGTGAGCTTGTACCCTTCCCACACTTCCACACGGTAGGTCTTGTTCAGGCCCAGCGACTTTATCTTGGTGGTTCTGAAGGTAACTTCAACCACGACTTTGAGAATGCGATGCAAGTCGGAAATGTCTTGCACCATTAGCACTAGGTCGCAACAAACCTTGGTATCGGGATGCACAAAATGGCGATGCTCTCGAAAGAACACTTTATGTTCAGCTAGCAGCTTGCAGTCTGTCCCCCAGAAACGCCATGCCTCATCGATACAGATAATGTCACCGGCTTGGCAAAAGGTATCAACGTTCTCGCCATAAGGCAGAAAGTCGGCCTTCCCCACATCTTCATTTTTACAATGGACGACCGATCCCAGACCCTCCGGTTCAACACCATACTTCTCCTGGCAATAGGCGCGGATTGCATCGCTATCGATACCGTCCACGTTCGTGACTACGCGACGACCAGCCCTAACAGCAGGCACGATGACAGAGGACACACACTCATAGCTTTTCCCTGATCCCATCAGGCCGGTGTAAGCATTGATAGGCATAGTTTTTATCCGATGACCGGTATACGTCGGATGATGAAGCGCGTCGTGTAGGAAGAAACAACCATTGCAACTCCTGCCTGAACTTCAAACACATTAAGGAAGTACCACGTTGCAGCACCGATACCAGAAAACGCCGCATCAACAGCGTTTGATCCAGGTAGTAACTTCACGATGAAGCCGACAAACTCCGATGTAATGAAATACAGCGCGAAGAACAGCACAAACTTCACAAGAATGGAACGAAACACCCAAGTCAAGACACTACTCAATGCGGATAGAATGATCCCGAACATGATGACCTCACGCAGACAAAACGATAAATAGCGCAATCAGTGCCCATGCCAGCAACATGGCATCTTGGATGATGGCTTTGTTGTTATCGATCAAGATGCAATGTGCATCGAGTACGTGAGTGCCGTACAACTCAAGGGTCGGGCGGGGACATTCGCCAGCATGAGAAAATGGCTCGTATCCACGAAAACGCTCTCCAATGTCTAAAATAGGTTGCAGAATTTGCTGTGCAGTGGGAGTAGCTTCTAACGTTGGAAAACCAATACCAGGATCGGGGCCAAGATTTGTTGTAGGGTTTTCTGCGCCTGGGTTGGTTGTGTTCTGATTAGGTAACGCAGGAGTCGGAGCAGGAGACGAGGGATTTGCTGGCAAAGCCCACGGATTATTGTTGTTGCTGGTCGTCGGATTCGGGGAGACAAAATCTCTTACCGTAGGGGCTAAATCAAGATTAGCCTGCACCCAGGGAGTGACTTCTGCTGCGGTAAGAGGATCATTTTGTGGGTATGGCAAACCGTCATAGCCAGGCTCAAGGGCCGCTTCTTGCCATGCCCGGTTAGCCAAGGCAGCAACTAGAACCGGATTTAGAGGCTTATCGAGTTCTTCTTCTGTCAGATTATCAATAGCTTGCTGTGGCGTTAAGCCTTGAACATCTGGGAATGAGTTGGGTAAAGGATATGAAAAGGAAGCACAATTAGCGCCAATAGCTTGCATACCTGCACCACAACCAACCGGGGCGGTGCCTGACAAGGAAACCTTGTAATTTCCACACCAATAGTTTGTTGTGCCGTCGGCAAAGCAAGTCGGCTCTGTAATATTGGTATAGCCCTGCCGCTTCATATCTGTATAGCGATGCTCACGCGCCAATGCATCAGCATTTGCACCATAGTGTGCTTCGCCGCCCCAATCTTTGTATGTCCATACGCGATCCCCAGCATTAAAAGCATGAGATGGATAGGCACTGTTCTCCGCACTGGACTGGTCTATTAATCCATCATTCCGGAAGAACCAATCGACTAAAGTATCGATTCCCAGGCTTACTGCATAAGACACAACTGCTCCAACCCCTATTGCAAGAGCTACCGTAGCCCAGGCTGGTGCGGTGATCGCCCCGGCAGTAACCACTGCGGCTGTGCTGCCTGCACTCATAGAGAGGACAGGAGTCGCTCGCGCAACCGTATTCATAAAACGAGGATCATTTGCTGCAAAACCACGCTTCTGAATGCCTTCCTGCAAAACACCCGATATAGCCCTGGAAACACGCTCTGGTTCGGGCTTGGGCAGGGCTTGGGCATAAGTGACTGGTGTGATAAGCAAGCACCAAGCCAAGAAAAAAAAACGCAAACTAGATAAGGCCATTATTCCAATCCTTTGATTAGCGCCCAAGCGCTAACAATGCTCCAAGCGAAAATAACGAGATACCAAAGCGAAGTAATCACAGCTTTCACCTTCAAAAAAATAGATCAGGCGGGTGGCCAGTCCTGCCTGATTTACTTATGCTGTTGGATCAACCGCCGCGAATCAAACGTAATGCCATCTTGGCACCGGTCATAGTGGCGTAGATCGCTCCCAATACACCGGCCACAGCGATAATTGCTGTCATGATGTCCGATGCTTTAAATGCTCCAGTGATCGCAGTAAAGTCAATGCTGCCCGCCTCTTGGGCCATAACTGCACCCGATGCCAGCATCAGAGCAGTGGCGCCCAAGGCGGCAGCCACCGGCTTGAAATTAAATTTCAGCTTCTTCATAGGAAGTTCCTTCTTCTTTAAGTTGGGCAGGAAACCGCCTGCCTATCGGATCTACCTAACCCCTGCGGATCAGGTTCAATACGGTTCCAACACCACGCCCCAGCAGGAAGAACAGCACCACTACTGACAGTCCCAGGCTGAATACCTGGGCAACATCGGCAGCATTAAGCGCCGGAATCGGGTTGCCTACGGCTTCCAGCGTTTCGCGTTCAATGACGATCTGCTGGCGATGCTGCACAGGGCAATCCGTTCCGGCTTCGGTGCTAATGTCGCAGTACTGGAGATAGATGCGTGTCATGACGAGAGCTAGGCTTAGGCGCTTTTCTGATCTTTAGGAATGCGCTCAACCGGCTTCACCCCCATAACAATGTTCTTAGTCACATCGCCGTTCGTGACACGCATGAACTCGACTTCTCCAACAAATGGGAATTCCAAGTGCATGATTGCTTGAGCCGCTTCGGCTTTTCCGAGCGAATACTCTTGGCTGGCATAGCCTTTGGCACGCCCAGTCGTGAAATCCAATGCTTCCTCGATATACACCTTGCCACTGTCGATATTCTTGCCATCAATATTCCCGGAGAAGAATTTGACGCCCATGATCTTGCATCTTTCGATTGCCATTTCTATTTCCTTTTCGCCTGTTTGCGCGTAGTCCGGCTCGGCGTATTCCGGCGCGAAAATTCCTAACCGTATTTCCGGCGATACCACTCCGGTGCTTCCAAGGCAGCCACGTCGATAGTGCGTATTCGGATTGGTAAACGCATCACATTTGATGGCACAGAAATATCAATGCCGTACTCCAGCAACGCACTGCGGTGTCTGTAAAATGTGGCCAGGGAGAGGCCAAGAGGAAAACCATCACGCCAACTCACATAAGTGGCTCGAAGATGGCGAGGCAAGTCGTCAAAGCTTTCGTATTTCACTTTCTCAAACCTCGTGAACTGGGAGCGGCTCAAAAAAACATCATTCAAATCTTGTTGTTTTATCGCTCCGAGATAAGCCATTCCACGCTGGGTCAAAAAGCGACTTTTGAGACTAAACTCCTCTCTGAGAACCCCATAGTTCCTACAAAAATCAATTACTTCAGTATCAACATGGGAACCAGATTTACGGCGGAAGTGGCGCTCAAACTCAACATGCTTGGCATAAATTTTTCCGTACACATATTTACTGCCTGAGCCGTATTCAATCGTTGCGCCATCCGGTCTCAACACGCCCTTTTGTCGACCAATATGGTGTCCCGCAAGAGAAGATAAAACCGCCTGGATTGCCTTTTCGGAAAAAGTGGCGTAGTTCATCGTCACATCTATTCTTGATACTCTGGCACCGGTCCATGTCCAGCCTGAGTCGGCAAAACGAAAGAGCTTCCCCTTGGTAAAAGGTGGAATCGAGTGCAGGTTGAGCAAGCTATTAATACGAGAGATAGTTTCGTCCCACTGGTAGCCGAATAAGTTGTCTCGCCGGTTATAGCGAGCAATATTCCCACTGAACTCCACTCCTACCCCGTCACAGCGAATATCCACTCGACTATCAAAGGAACCTTCCAGTCCAAGCCTTTGATCAACCTGCCAATCAATTGAGCCATCCGAATCTATGCGAATGACTTTGCCGCCATTCAGCACCGGAACCCCTCCTTCAGGCCGCTCTTGTCTGATAGTCACCCAGTCTATGAAGATCGGAATACTCACAATCAGACCTTCACAAGAGAGTGTTTTTTCTCATCTGTGAGACTAACTTTACGTGTAACTGGTACGTAAGATGCTTCGGCGCTCCGCGCCTCCGCCGCACCTCCTCGCCCCGCTGCGGGGGCTGCGGCGGAGGCTTGGAACGCAAAAGGAGCTTTCTGCCAGATAACAGGCACCATTAGTTCTCGAGTTAAGCCGCATCCTTGTTTCATAACGCGAACTCCGCTGCACGTTGTGCCGCTTTGATTCGTACAGCCTCGACATTGATAAACACTCGTTTACCAACCTTGATGGTGGGCCAATAGCCACGATTACATTGGGCCTGGAAGACCGAGTGCTCTATGCCCATAGCCTGAGAAAACGCGATTGGCGTCATTAATGGCATTGAGAGCGCTATAGGATTGCTATGTGCAACAAGTAAACTATCCATTTGTATAAATTACCCGCTCGAAATACACTACGATGAATTCGCAATAAAATTGCGAGTAGCAATAGAGCGCACAATATAGAGGATTTATTGCGATGTCAATAGAGTTCAACGCCCGTGTACTACTGCTGATCGAAGAACTAGTGGACAGCGCTCGAAACTTAGAAAGAAGGAGTTTCTGGAAGCGCCTTGAAGAAATAACGGAGATCAATGCTCGTACGTGGCGAAGCATCCACGAACAGAGGCAGCGAGCGACCACAGAGGTGCTAGCGGCTCTAGGCAAACTCCGTCCGCAGTACGCTTTTTGGTTAATGACCGGAATAACTGATGTTGCTAACGGTCATATCGCCCCAGTAACTGCAACAACATTGCCTGAGCGCGCGCATATGGAAGACCCCCTGGCTGAACGCTACTTTCAGGCCTCAATAGAGTTCAAAGATCGAGTGCTATCTGAAAGCATAGACACCCTGGAAAACTCGATTAAGGCATTGGCACGCACGATTGTGTTCGCAAGATGGTGGGACAGTGTTTTAGTGGACAAAATCTACGACGAGTGCTCATCAGAGCAGTACCAGTCTTTGAAAGACATCTGGCAGAAACGGGAGGAAGCAAGAGCCAATCATCTTGCTCGACTATCAAAGGAAAAGTCGAACAACCCTCACGGAGACGAAGTACCTGTGCCAGACCCACGCACGGCTCATCAACATCAATTTTTTATGTTTTACGAACCAAGGCATGACGATACGAAGGACTGATACAGGATGGCTGGTAGATATTCAGCCTGGAGGGCGAGGTGCGAAGCGTCTACGCAAAACGTTTCGCACTCAGGCAGAAGCGAAGAATTGGGAAGTGTGGGTCAAGTCGAACGCCAACAGTAAGGCGGACTGGATGCCGGAGAAGAAAGACCTACGGCGGCTGGATGAATTAGCTACCATCTGGTTTGACCATCATGGCAAAGAGCTGCGGGCGGCAGAGGATACCTATAAGCGGATTAAGGCCGCTATCACTGCGCTAAAAAACCCCATCGGCAGTGAGTTTAATGCACAGGTTTTTGCGGGGTATCGTAGCCAGCGCCTGGATGCAGGCATTTCCTTGAACACCATAAACCGTGAGCATGCATACATGCGGGCCATGTTCAATGAGCTAATTCGGCTTGGTGTCTGGAAACGAGACAATCCGCTGAAAGACCTGCGCCAGTTCAAGGTACAAGAAAATGAGCTGTCTTATCTGACCAAGGAGCAGATCGCGGTGCTTCTGGTCGAGCTGAAAAAATCGATCAACCCGCATGTGGATTTGGTGTCACGGATTTGCCTTGCTACGGGTGCCCGTTGGAGCGAAGCAGAGCAATTACAACCACAGCAGGTACGGCAGCGACTGATCCAGTTCGCCCGCACGAAAACAGGCAAGGCGCGGGCAGTACCTATCAGCCAGGAAATGCAGGACGAGATTTTTACCCATCATGCTGAGCATCGGAACATGGGTGCAATGTTCACCGGCTGTACCGGTGCGTTTAAGGAGGCCATTGAACGCGCTGGTATTCAGTTGCCGATGGGGCAGCTTACCCATGTTCTGCGTCACACCTTTGCCAGCCATTTTATGATCAATGGCGGCAATATTTTGACTTTGCAGCGCATCTTGGGGCATCAAGATTTGAAGACGACCATGCGGTATGCGCATCTTGCTCCTGACCATCTTGATTCAGCCAGAATGCTAAATCCTTTGGTATCTTAGCCTTTTTGCGGAGCCTTGAAATAAGAGCGGGTAATAATCACAGGCTGCCGCATCACCTATGAGCAGAATCCGACTCGATATGCAAAAAAAGCCACCAGAAGGTGGCTTGGTAGCACTGCAGCCGTCGGGAATCATCCCAAGCTGGCCGTATTGACCCCATTCAATGGGGCTGGAGCAGGCCCTGTGACGATGCGCTGTACGGAGCTTTGCGAAATACCATATTGCGAAGCGAGCGCCTCTTGTGTGTAGCGGCTGGCGTGATACAGGTGATATATCTCACGCTTGACCTGATCAGAAATTTGAACACGTCCTTGCTCAACAGGCAGGAGCGCCAACATCTCCTGTAACACTGTCCCGTGCTGGTTCAAACTATCTTGATTTTGGTGGTACTGAGCCAACAAATTGACGTATCGCAGTCGATCCTCAGGGGTCACCAGGCGTGTACCAAGAAGAGTCAATTGCGAAAACAGATTCGACTGTTGCCACTCCAGCTCCATGATGAACTGGCGAATTCGTCCGATTTCGTGCTGCTGTACCTGGGGCGCTTGTGAATAGTAAGCGCCTTGGCTGTCAAATGGTGGGGGCATAGCTGATATAACCTCTCTTTGGGTTTGTTTGGGTACCCTAATTGTATATGAATACCCACAATTACCCAACATAAATTCAGGCAGTTAGGAATTCTTCCAGAATCTGGCATGCTCAGCGTTGGCTTACTCCAAATACAGCAAGCGTTTTCAACATGTTTATCTTGTCTACTAGTAATGGGGCTTCGCCCCAAACCCCACGTTCGCCACGTGGCAGGGTTGCAGGGCAAACAGCACCCTGCAACCCAACCAATAGCGTGTGTGATCAGTGGTGTGTCAAGGATTCGCTTCGCCGGGTACTCATCCGGTCCCGGCAAGCCGGGCTGCGGCTTCCGTGCCCGTCCTTGACATGGCACACAACACCTTAGGAAGTTGTTGGTGACAACCAATCTTGCGTCGAAACTTGGTTGACACCCCAACCGCAGAAAACAAAAAAGCCACCCGACTGGGTGGCTTTTTTGTCCTGATTTAACAGAGGTATTCTGGTGGCGCATCCCTGATTCGAACAGGGGACCTGCGGATTATGATTC